GCTCGCGGCCCGGGCCTCCGGGAGGGGTTTGCCGCCCGTCGCCGCGCGAGCAGCCGCACCCCGGGCCGCGAGCAGCGCGGTGTCCACCAGCCAGGCCGGGAGGGCGTGCTCGAGGGCGCCGCGGATCGCCTTGCTGCTCGCGCTTTGGAGCTGCATGACCCGCCACCGGTCCGACTGGACCGGGTCCCGAGCGAACTTCCCGGGGGCCGGAGCGAGAGCCGAGACGTAGTCGCGCTCGACGGCGGTGAGCGCCAGCAGGTCGATCACCCGACCTCGGAGGTGGACCCGGTTCGCGCGCTCGTCGACGATCTCGACCCGGGAGACGACCCGACCCCAGACGATGGCCAGCGCGTCCATGAGGTCGATCGACGGACCCGTCACCCGACCCTGGCCCGCGGGGAAGTCGTAGTACGCCCGCTCGGCCAGGAGCTCACCGACCCGCCGCGCCTCCCGGAGGAGCGCCGCCGGATCCCTGGGGCCGCCCGCCGACGCAAGCTCCGCGAGCTCGGCGTACTCCGACCGCCGGGCGAGCCCCTGCGTCTCGCCGCGGACGACGATCGGCGCATCGTCCATCAAGAGTCCGTCGTCCATCGGGATCGCCCGCTGCTCGGCCCACCAGGTCGTGTCTTCCATCATGTCTCCAGCCCGCTGATTCGCGGAAATACAGAAGCTTCGGTCCGACGCCGATAGAGTTCCAGGACCGCCCCGAGCTCGGGGTGGTCGCTCAAAAGAGCCGCCTCGTCGAGCCGGGTCCGGCCCGAGTTGCGGACGACGGTGACGCGGCCCCGCGGCAGGGCCAGCCGACGCACGCCGCCGGCAGCAGCGACAAGGAGTTGCCCGTACCGGTTCCGCGCCTCTTCCCAGGCCCGCGCGTTGCGGCGCGCCATCTCGTACCCGGCCGCCAGGGCGACCTCGCCGGGAGTCGCCGCTCGCTCCCCGCCCAGGTTGGGCCAGCTCGCCAGCCACCGGCCCGCCGATGCCGAGCCATCGAGCTCGGGGGGCTCGCCCGCGACCACGTGCCGCTGCCACCACGTCGACAGCCGGTCGACCACCGCCGCCACCACCTCCTCGTCGCGGTGCAGCCGGAAGATCCGAAGCTCGGGCAGAAACGGGTCGTCGCCGGGGACGAGCACCGCGAGGTCCGCGAGCTCCAGGTCGAGGACCCAGAGCTGATGTTGGACCTGCAGGTAGTAGTCGGGTCGAACCACGAGCTCGGCGCCGGGCTCCCACCGCTCGATCGTCTGCGGCTCACCCCACCGCTCGCGTCGGGCGTCTGTCTTCGCCTCGAGCACGATCTCCCCGTCGGCGAACGCGTCCGGCGTCGCGCTCGCCCACTCGTCTCGGGTCCAGAGCGTGTTCGGCGGCGTCGGACGCACCTGCCGCCCCGTCGCCGAGCCGTAGCGGCGGAGGACGACAGGCTCGAGCAGGCGGCCACGGTCCGCCGCCGGTGACGACGGACCCTCCGACAGCTCGCCCTTGAGCCGGAGGAGCACGTCCCACTCCGATCGGTACCGAGACAACCCGAGGATCGCCGACACGTCGGACGAGCCGATCCGGCGGTGGGCGAGCCAGTCCGCCCTGGTGGGGTACCGGTGGGCGACGGTCACCAGGCCTCCCCGAGGACCAGGAGGGCGAGGAACATCGTCACGGCGAGGCAGGTCAGCGCGAGCAGTGCGGCCAGGCGGGCGACGTTGGTCATGTGGTCTCCCGGCCTTGTTCGATCTCCCGCACGTCCTCGTGGAGGTTCCGCATCGCTCGGCGGAACGCCGCCTCGCTGATCTCCCCCTCATCCACCATCCGCTCGAGCTCCTGGACCTCGCGGTCGAGCGCCGACTCCTGCTGCCAGGTGAGCGTCACTGGGACACCAGCCACCACCCAGCAAGGGCGTCACGAGCGAGCAGGGAATCCACGGCACGACAGACGTCGGCGCGCCGAAGGAGGGGGAGGAGCACCGCGACGTACAGGCTCACCGTGTCGGCGAGGGTCATGGTGCCACCCCCGACCCGCTGCAGGTCTCGCACGGGCTCTCGACCCACGGTGGCTCCCAGTTCCCCGGGCCAGCGGGACCCCGCGTTTCGACCACGCCTCGACCACCACAACCGCCGCAGCCCCTCGCCTCCCGGCCGAGGACCGCGCGAATCGCTGGGATCTCGTCGTCGGGCCCGTAGTCGCAGCTGTCGACCCACTCGATCGCGTGCATCGCGGAGGCGACCAGCTTCAGGTGAGCGACCAGCCGCAGCCGAGCGTCCCGGGCCTCGGGCGACATGGCGTCCGGATCCTCGAGGCGCTGTCCCTCGAGATTGCGCTCGAGCTCGAACGCGAAGTCGTTCACGCGGCCGTATGCCTCACACGTCCGGCTGAGCACTTGGTCGAGCTGCAGGACCAGCCCCTGGACCCGCGCCAGCGTCACGTCTCCGGAGAGGCAGACCCGCTCCTGGCCGTATCCACCGGTCGGTCCGCTCCGGGTCGCTCGAACCTGGGCGGTGAGAAGCACGTCCCGCAGCTGGACGAACAGTTCGGTCAGGTCGGGAGTCATGACGCCACCGACGTCCGGGTGCCGTCCACCCGGTAGACCCCGACCACGATCCCGTCTCGGAGCGTGTCGAGGGTGTTGCCACGTGGCAGCCCGGAAGCCGACATAGAGCGCATCGAGGTCTCCTGGGGGCGGACAGAATTGGGCGCCATACTGTCCACCTGTACAGTTAGCTGGAGGCACGGAAGCCGGGCGGCGTCCCGTATGGTCCCACCATACTAGTCGGCACTTGCGGGGGTGTCCAGTGGCGGCATACTTTGCTGTTATGTCCTGCTCTACTTCTGGTTGCCGCGCTCGCGGCCCTCGCCGTAGATCCGCAACATGCCGGCGAGGTGCTCGACCTCGTGGTCCAGGAGGACGTCGATTTCCGCCGAGATTCTATCGAGCAGCTTCTGGCGCTCTTCGCTCCGGAGGCGGGGCCGCTCTTCGTCTCCGACGAGGCGAACTTCCCACCGCGCTCGGAGATATCGCGCCACGCCCGCGAGGGTCGCGAGCTTCGGATTGGTTTCTCCGACCGCGATCTGCTGGACCGTTGAGTGGTTCGGTCCGCCATCTTCGGCCCGCGCGCCCGCGGCCCTTCGGTAGGACAGCCCGAGAGCATCCATCCGCGCTCTTACCACGGCCGCCACGTGGTCCTTCAGCTCCTGCTTGTCCATCTCGACCGGGTAGTGCGTGCGGACCGCGTATGTCACGGCTGGACACCGAGGTCCGTCGGCAGTAGTATGCCCCCAGCATATGGGGGGCCGAATGCGGCTCGGCGAGTACTTACGCGACCGACGACTTGCAGCGGGTCGAGGGGTGACCGAGACCGGCAGGGGCCTCCGGATCCCGCGCCAAACGCTGTACCTGTGGGAGTCGTCGCGCTCCAAGCCAGACCCGGTGTACATCCGCCGGCTGTTGGAGTTCTACGGCTGCCCCGAACGAGAGATCTCGTTTGCGCTGGATTTGCGGTCGCGGATCTCATCCGACGCCCCCGGTGATGACCCGTCCCAAGACGTCACGCCGGCTTCAGCGTGACCTGTCTCTGTGTAGAGCTGATCCTGGACCCGAAAGAAGACGGTGACGTCCTCGAGGGTGCCCAGCGTGTGCGAGCACCGCCACCGCATGCCCTCGGCCTCGCCATCCACGCATGCGGCGAGCGGGGGGGCTTCCGGGACGGGGCCATACGCCAACCCCTGAAAGCCGGCGGCGAGCTTCCCCTGACCCGGAAGCGCGGGGCGCGCGAGGGGAACACCCGCCGCCGCGTCCTCTCCGCCCGGTGGGGACCAGCCGAGGATTGCTTGCTCCATTCGCTCGCGCCGGTTTCCGGCCGAGGACGCGGCGATTGGCGTGGTGATGAAGCCGACACCCATGGTCGCGCAGCCGAGTACGATGCTCCAGTTCGTGGTCCGGCGCTGTTTTCGCCACGCCACGAGCGCGTCGGCCGCATCCGTCATGCCGCACGCCTTGAGCTGCCCCTGGAAGGGCTCCCACGCCGCGCGGCCCACCACCTCGTATTGGGCGCCGTCGATCTGAACCCGATCCTCGTCGGACCAGACCGATTGGATCCTCTTCGTCCAGGGGCAGGCGGCCGCGGGGGCCTCCTGGGCCAAAGCGGCGCTCGTCAGCAACAGGATCAACGGAACCTCCGCCGGCCTCTTCGGAACCCTGGCCGCCGGACTTTAGGTTCGCCCGCAATTCCGGTGCGCCGTTGACCTTGACCAACGTCCTCGGCGTGGTCCTGATCGTCGGCCTGAACCTGGCGACCCACCTGCTCTGGTGGTCGAGCTACCGGGCGGCCTGCCGTCGCGAAGCGGGGTGGCGAGAGCTCGCGAGGGTCGCCGCCGAGGCTCGGGCGGAGCTCTTCCAGCTCGACCGCGAGCTCGCTGCTGCTGTCGGCCTGCGGAACACCGACCCCAACGACGCAACCCCTGTTGACCCGGAGTGGTCGTGAGCAGACAGCAGCTGTCAAAGCCGGTGGGTGAGTCTGTCTTCGTCGTAGGTCCCGCTGGCACGAGACCGACCAACCACGTCCGAGGCCCATGCGGCCGCCCCGTGTCGGGTGCCAGCCCGGCCGGGGTTCTCGTGGGTGGATCTTGACCCAGCGCCGGAAGGACAGCGACGGTCTGTGGAGCGAGCAGGGCGAGACGCCCGGGCCCGTCCCGAACCGCGACGAGGACCCCACGGCGCCCATGTTCCTCGACGTCCGGTCGCTGCCCGAGCTCCTGTCGCTCAACAAGCGGGTCGCTCGGCTCGAAGACCGGGTGTTCTCGGCCCCCGGCCCCGGCCCCAGCGTGATCGTGCTCGGTGACGCGCTCGCCGAAAGGACGCAGATCGTGGAGTGGCTGCGGTCTCTGGCGCCCGAGCTCGAGTTCTCGGCGTACGGGATCACCCTCGCCGACGCGATTCAGGGCGGTGCCCACCACGTCCCGGTGCGGCGATGAGCGACGAGCTCCGCGAGCGGATCCGCCTCCTCGAGCGCGCCGTGTCCCAACGTCTCGACCGGCTCGAGGGCGAAGTGTTCCCCGAGTTCCGTCCGCACGTGCTCGGTGACCACATCGAGGCGCTCGCCGAGCGGAGGCGGATCGTCGAGTGGATCCGCGCTGAAGCCGAGACGATCGCCCACCAGGACCAGGCCCCGTGGGCGGTCGCCCGCAACCTCGCCGCCGCCATCGAGCGCGGCGCCCACCTCCCCACCTCGGAGACCCCATGAACACGGCCCCCGCCTCGACCCTCCTCGACTACATCGCCTCCGGCTGCAGCGAGGTCCTCTCCCGCGTCGCCACCAAGGTGCAGGACTACGAGGACGCGCGGCGGAAGGCCCGGCACGCGAACCGGGAGGAGCCCCGCAAGGATCTCCCGAGCGTCGCCCGGGGCTCCTGGGTCTCGTGGGCGTCCGGCATCCTCGACGAGTCCGGCGGCGTGCCGGTCTGGATCCGCAACCAGGACCTGGTGGCGGGGTTCGAGGACCTGGCAGGGCCGGTCCTGAACCGGCTTCGCCCGCTGCCGGAGTTCTCGACCTGGGCGGCGCAGGTGATCGAGGTCCGCTGGACCCGTCGACCGATCGTCGTCCGCGACATGGTCCTGACCGAGGCTCTGGCGGGCCGGGTCAAAGCGGTGTCGATCCCCGATCGGCTGTTGTGGACCGGGCAGGGACCGGCTCCGGCCTTCCGCCTCGAGTTGTCGCTCCCCTGGTGGTTGCTCGCGGACGACGACGAGCAGGAGCGCGGACTCCACCACCTGCTCGCGTATTGCGGGATGGAGACGGGAGACCGGCCGGTGCTGCGGAAGGCGGACATCGTCGCGCACGCCAGCACCCTCGCGCGGTTCGGCGTCGGCGGCGTTCGCCAGGCGATGGCGGTTGCCCACGCTCAGGCGCACCCGACCCATGAGCGCCTCCTCCGGGAGTATGGGTTCGACCCGGCGTCGGGCCAGGGGATGCTCTGGCAGGAGCACCGCCTCCCGCGCCAGGCGAACCTCCTCGAGCTGGCCAAGGACACCGCCAAGAGGCGGAAGTCGAAGCCGCCGGCCGCGGTGGTGACCGACCTGGAGGACGACGACGAGGACGCCGACGCGTTGGGTGACCACGGGCTCGTGGTGATCAGTCCAGAAACGCTCGCCGCAGCCGGGGCGGACGAGGCGTCCGAAGCGTGACCGGGCCTCGCCACCACAGCGCGATCCGGGACGGTCAGCTCGTCCTCGGGGAGGGTCCCCGCGCCCTCGGACCGGGGGAGCGTGACTCGCTCGACGGGTACTGGACCCCGCTCGAGGTCGCCCGCGCCTGCGTGGCGGAGATCGACGCCGAGGCGCGGTGGCAGCTCCCGCGGTGGCCCAGGCGGCTGCTCGAGCCGTCGGTCGGAGGAGGCGCGTGGCTGGAGGCGGCCGCCGAGGTCTGGCCGTGGGCCGAACGGTTCGGTATCGACGTTGACCCCGACGCCCCCGGTCTGGCCCATGCCGACCTGGCTGGCGTTGCGGACTTCCGAGCGTTCGATCCCGATCCGGTCGACCTGATCCTCGGCAACCCGCCGTACGGTGGGGACCTGGTCGGGTGGCTCGACCGGTCCCTCGAGCTCGCGCCTGTGGTGGCGTACCTGCTCCGCGGGACCGTGCTCGGATCCCTGGACCGGCTGCCGTGGTGGGAGAAGCACCCGCCCGCCACGATCTGGGTCCTGGTGCCTCGGCCGAAATGGGGCGGTCCGGGCCAACGTAGGGCGAGCGACAGCGCGGACTCCATCCTGGTGCTCTGGATCCGGGGAGAGCGGGACACCCGCCTCCGGTGGTTGGGGTGGCGGTGAGCGGGTGGGTCCCGGTGCAGGCGGACTGGTGGCGAGCCACCGCCGAGGCCCTGCCCCGTCCGTGGAAGGACGAGACGGCGTGCATCGACCTGCGCTGGTGGGTCGACCAGGACGGGAAGGTCCCGTCTCGCCGGGTGCTCGCCGACCGCTGGGGGTGGTCCGACGGTCGGGTCCGAGGGCTGTTGAGAACCCCGGCGAGATGGTGGGATCCGAAGCGCGGGGAGATTCCGCAACTCGCCTCGCCGAGGCCTCCGGACCCAGCGTGCACCAGCCCGGACCCAGCCGGACCCAGCCGGACCCAACCCGACACGGGCGAACCTGGGGAATATCGCCCGCCGGACCCAGCCGGACCCAGCCTGCACCAGGCCGGACCCAGCGCGCACCACACGCGCGTTGATCCACCCTCACCCTCACCCTCACCCTCACCCGGGGACAAGGAACAACTGTCGGTCGGGCCGCCGGGCGCCCCGGTGGGGTTGGAGCCCGAGGACGACCTTCCGGTGCTCACGGAAGAGCACCCGACGGTGTTCGACATGGCCTCCATGGCCTATCTGCAGGCGGCGACCTACTTCGGCGAGATCGTCCACCGAGCGATTGGCCGCCGACCGAGCAAAGGCCCCGAACGGTCGAGCAAGGTCGGGCAGCGTCTCTATCGAGAATGCCGGAAGGACCAAGAGAAGGTGCTCGACGCGCTGCGGTTCGCCGGGGAGTCGCAGATCGACCGGGCGGTGAAGCTCCGGGAATACGACGGGTTGACCGTCGAAACCGTTCTCCGGCACCTCGACGAGTACGCCGAACTGTGGCGGATCCACGCCGATCGACCCTCGGGCACCGCCCGAGCTCCGCCGAAGACCAACGGCCACCGCCACCGCCATGGCCACGCCGGGGACGGCGTGCTGGAAGCTCTCATGGACCGCGAGTTCAGGAAACGTGAGGACGGAGGAGACATATGGCAAGCCGACCCGGAGTGATCGCGTGCTGGGGCCTGCTCCAGGCTGCCGGGGTGCCGCGCCCGTTCGTCGATGAGCGAGAGGCCGAGCGGGCGCTGGACGCCTGGTCGCTCGTCCTCGCGGACGTGGCGGACGACCGGCTCCTCGCGATGACGACCGCCTGGCTCCGGTCGGACGATTCGCGGTTCGGGCGGTGGCCGCTCCCGGGCGCGCTCCTCCACGCGCTCCCCGATCCCGACCTGGTCGACGACAGCGAGGCCGCCTGGTCCGAGGCGCTCCGGCTGCTCCAGTGGCGTGGGCGGGACAGCGCGCCTACCTCGCCCGACGAGCTCGAGGACCTCCGGGCAAGGCTCCGCGCTGCCTACGCGCTGGCCCGGGAGAAGGGGGACCACGATCGGATGGCGAGGGCGCAGCGGGTCGGCGCGGGTCTACCGCGGGACGACGCTCACCGATCGGCGGCCCTGTTCGCGGGCGTCAACGCCTGCGGGGGGTGGCGGGCGCTTGGCATGGCCGAGGACGACACGATGGTCGCTCACCGAGCCGCGTTCCGGTCGGCCTACCGCTCGCGCCGCCAGCGACGGCAGCTGAACGAGACCGAACGGCTGGTCGCCGCCCTGCTCGAGGACCACGTCGGCCCCAGGTCGGACACCAACGTGAACGTGCGCCAGCTCCCGGCAAGGAAGACGTGATCTCCACGGTCCGCCAGCTCGAGCTTGTCCCGCTCCCCCCGCGACCGCAGCGGGGCGTGCCGCTCGTGGCCTGCCGGATCCCCATCCGGCCCCAGGTCGCAAAGCGGCCCCTGGCGATGGCCATGCGGAGCGACCGGACGAAGAGCGGATGGGCCGCCCACGTGTACGACGAGCCGACCTACGCCGCGTGGAAGGTCGAGGCGATCGGGCTCCTCGTGGCCTACTGGGCCGGCCGGGCACCCATCCGGGCAGCCCTGATCGCCCAGGTGATCCTGGCGATGCCGAGGCCGCTGAAGGCCCCGCGCTGGCTCATCGTTCGGGGCGAGGCGTTCCGATACCCGTTCCCCTGGACCGAGGGCCGGAACTACCACCTCGGAGTCGAGGACCTGGACAACCTGCGCAAGGGTCCGCTCGACGTGTTGGTCCAGGCCGGGGTGCTCGCGGACGACCGGCTCGTGGTGGAGGACGGCGGGTCGAGGAAGGTCTACGCCGGGGCCGGTGAGGAACCGTGCGTTGAGATCCGCGTGTGGTCCGCATGAGAGACCCCGACCTGGACGGCAACCGCGAGCTGTTGGTCACCTGCATCCGGGGTGCCGTCCTGCTCCTGCTCCTCGCTGGGTGCGTGTGGGCCGGGTTGGAGCTGGTTTGCTTGTGGATGGGACCGTGAGCCTCCAGGACACCCACCGCGCCCGCATCCGTCAGGCCATCGAGCGTAAGGGGCTGGCCACCAAGCAGGTCGCCATCCGCGCTGGACTACACGAACGGACGGTCCGCCGGTTCCTGGACGGGGAGACGTTCAACCTGGACACGCTCGCCGCCCTGGAGCAGGCGTTGCGACTCGACCCGGTAACCGGGGAGGCTCCTGGAGATGACAGCGACGCACCAAGACGCACCAAAGTGCACCACGAGGCCGGGGGGCCGGTTGTCGGGTGGCGACAGGCAGCCATAGCGCTCGGTGTGGGCCGGAACACGCTCACGCGGAAGCGGAAGGAGCGGGGCGACAGGAAGGCGGAACCCTGGTGGAAGAGCGTGGCAGCGGTGCGCGAGTGGTTCGAGCGGCTGCTCGGACGGGAGGAGGAGGGATGAAGTCCAACGTTCGGATCGAGAGCGACGGGACGGTGCACGGTACCAGGGTTCTCGTGGTGAGCGACGAGAGTACCGAGGTCGAACTCGAGGGCGTCATGGAGGTCCACTGGGAGATGGTTCACGACAGGACGGGCAAGCGCAGCCTGGCCGCGGTCGGGAAGGTGAAAGATGCCGGCTCACGGTGACGTGAACGAGGCGGGGCTGATGTACTGCGAGGTGCACCTGGCCTACGTCGACGTGGAGGACCGGCACCTGGACGCGTTCCTCGGGAGGCCGCCGCTGCTGCGGGAGACGCCGCACGACAGGGAGCTCGGGGACTGGGTCGAGGAGGAATGAGCGCCGCTGACCGGTACAGCGTGAGCGAGGCGGACGGTGACGCGCAGGTCTCATCGTCAGGACCTAGATCAGCGAGCCGATCCGAGGTCGAATGGTAGTCCGGCTCTCTCTCTCTGAGGGTGCCGGCAAAATTTTTTTGGTGCAGGGGCTTGACACCATGGGACCACCGGAACATGGCCAGGACGTGGAGAAGCGGCGGCCGGCCGGCAGAAAACGGCAGCCCGCAGCGGCGCCGGCCGGCAATGCGGCGGCCGGCACGGCCGGCACGGCTGCACCGCCGCGGCTGGCCGAAGAGGCCGCCGCCGCCAGCTGGGTGCCGATCGGCCGGCTGCGGCCGTGGCCCGGCAACCCAAGGCAGAACGCCGCGGCGGTGGAGGAGGTGGCCCGCTCCATCCGCCGGTTCGGCTTCGCCTCGCCGATCATCGCCCGCGCGGCCGACGGCGAGATCATCGCCGGCCACACCAGGTACATGGCGGCGAAGCGGCTCAAGCTCGACCGGGTGCCCGTGCGGTTCATGGACTTGGACCCCGCCGACGCCCACATGCTCGCGCTCGCGGACAACAGGGTGGGCGAGCTCGCGGAGTGGTCCGACGGCCTCGGGGACGTGCTCCGCCAGCTCCAAGCGGAGGACCGGGACATCACGACGCTGGGGTGGTCGGAGGCCGAGCTCCAGAGGCTCGTGGAGCCCGAGTCGGAGGCGGAGTCGTGGGACCAGTCCGACGAGCTCGACGACGCTCTGTACCAGGTGCTCATCGAGTGCACCGACGAACAGCACCAGGGCGAGATCCTTCGATTGCTCGAGCGGGAGGGGATCGCGTGCCGCGCATTGATTGCGTGAGGTCGTCGGTCGTCGCGCGCACGCCGCGCGTGATGCAGGCCGAGTCCATGTTCGAGCTGCCGGCCGCGGCGACGGCCGAGGTCCGGTGGTCGCTCGATCTCCCGCTCGAGGATCGGGAGTGGCAGATCGGGCTGATCGTCGGTCCGTCGGGTGCGGGGAAGTCCACGATCGCTCGCGAGCTGTTCGGGGAGCACATCGTCGACGAGCTCGTCTGGCCCGCGGACCGATCGGTGCTCGACGGGTTCGGGCCCGAGCTCGGGATCAAGGACGTGACCGGGTGGCTCTCCGCCGTCGGCTTCAGCTCGCCGCCGAGCTGGCTCCGGCCGTTCCAGGTGCTCTCAACCGGTGAGAAGTTCCGAGCGACGATGGCGCGCGCGCTCGCCGAGGCCGAGGACCTGGTCGTGATCGACGAGTTCACGTCGGTCGTGGACCGGCAGGTTGCTCGAGCGGCGTGCGCAGCGGTGAGCAAGGCCGTTCGTCGCGGCGGCCGGCGGTTCGTCGGCGTCGGATGCCACTACGACGTGCTCGAGTGGCTCCAGCCGGACTGGATCTGCGAGCCGCACGAGTCCCTGTTCCGCTGGAGGGAGGTTCAACAGCGACCTAGGGTTAACCTCGACATTGTCCCGGTCCATCGTCAGGCGTGGCAGCTATTCAAGCAGCACCACTACCTGAACAGCGACATCCACCAGCCCGCGCGGTGCTTCCTCGCGATGTGGGATGGGGTCCCGGTCGCGTTCGGCGCGGCCACCGTCGCTCCCGGACAGGTCTCGTTCTGGCGGGGGCACCGGGTGGTCTGCCTCCCCGACTACCAGGGCATGGGAATCGGGAACGCGCTCGCCGAGTGGATGGGGTGGCTGTTCTCGGCCGATAAGCCGTACATCGTCTGCTCGAGCAACCCCGCGTTCGTGCGGCATCGGGCCCGTTCGAAGCTCTGGCGGATGACGCGGGCACCGTCGCGGGTGCAAGAGGGCCCCGTGGACGCTCGAACCCGACGTGGGCGGTTTGCAAAGTCCGCAAACCGCGTCACCGCCTCGTTCCGGTATGTCGGACCTCGGGCAACGCGGGACGAGTTCGAGCGGGCCATGACCTCGCTCCGGGACCCTACTCGGGGATCTCCCACAACCCGAGTCGACCGGTGATCGGGACCGGGACGATCGGAGTGATGTCGTCCAGGAGCCAGTGGAACGACCCGGGGACCGCCCACCCACTCGGAGCGTCGGTGACCACCCCCCCGAGGGTCACGCACGCCACGATCGAGGACAGGACGATCGGGACCTCGACCCCTCCGGACACGACCCGAGAACCCTCCTGGCTGACCTCCAGACCGACCGACCGGGCCACCTGGACCATCCGGGGGAGGTCCCGAACGCGTCTCCCTGCGTGGATGGCCACCCGTTGCCCGATCACGGACTCCGGGGGCTTCCACGTCCGGTTCTCCACCCACTTTCCGAGGTGGACCACCGCGGCGGCCCACTCGGGGTGGAGGGTGATCGCCCTCACGAGGTCCGCCCGTCAGCGGTTCCCGGTCGCCCATCGGGCGGTGGCCTCGAACCGTGGACCGCTCTCCCGGGAGAGACAGAGGTCGCAGGGCCAAGGATGTCCGGACGGGTCCAGCTCGTCCCGCTCGATCGAGACGCAGCCCCCGACCCAGATGTGCCAGTTCTTCCACTTCCCACCGTTCCCCCCTATGTTCGCCCCTCGGGTGAGGGTGCAGTTCAAACAGATGTCGAGCTCCACCGGGTGCTTGTACGCCATCGGGTACCTCCTGACGGCTTCGCCCCGTGGCCGGTGGACCACGGGGGAAGGGGGCCCGGGAGGGCCCCGGGAGGGGTCTCGACTACCGGAGCCACCGACCGATGGCCCGGTCCGCCTTGTCCACGGACGGGTAGGTCCGGATCCTCGTGACGTGCTCGGGATCCCGGAGGAACCCGTCGTCCACCGCTCCACCCTCCCGGAACCTGACGGTCACCGACTGGTCGGAGTGGGTGAAGGTGCTGACCGAACGGATGGACCGGAACATTCTGGACTCCTGGTGGACGGGGGAGGTTCATCCTCCCCACACCAAGCTCATATCGGAGCCCCGAAGCCAGTCGAGCGGAATAAAGAAGATTACTGGCTAACAATGTGCCAGTCGATGTCATGACCAGGGCGAAGAACGTGACCGCCATCGAGGAGGGGGAACGGGCTCTGACCCAGCTCCTGTCTCGACTACCCGAGGGCGATGTCACCACCGCGATCCGTCGGTACGTCGGAAGGCTCCGACAGCTCGCCATCCAGCCCCGGAAGAGGTCCGACGACCCGAGGATCCGGCTCCTCCAGGCCATCGCGGACGCAGAGACGGATTACCTGGCGGCGAAGGCAGACAAGTCACACCAGGCGGCGGACCGGACCCGTCGCCACAAGCTCGACCTGGAGGCCCAGCTCGCGGAGCTCGACTCGCCCCGACCGGTGCGCGCCCGGAGCCAGGTCGCGGACCCGAACGCGGGGCGGATTCCGTGGCTGGAGCGCCACCTGCTCGAGATCGAAGCGGACCTGGACTACCTCCGGCAGAGCGAGCAATGGTCCCTGATCCCGCCCCTCGACGCCCGGGCCTGCGCGCTTCGCGATGAGCTCGACGAGGCTCGTGGAATGGCCGGCCAACGGGCCCCGCTCGACCGAAGCCCCGGTGCCATCGCCGCCGAGATCTTGCGGAGGGGTGATCGGCTCCGCGAGCTCGCGGAAGCGGAGCGGCGAGCCGTCGAGGAGGACGACAGTTGAGCGACCTGGAGGCCGAGGATGCGGACCAGGCCGCCGAGCGGATGGAGGAACTCGACCGCATCGAACGCCAGTACCCGCTGACGACCTCGGTTCTCTGGACCGCGGACGGCTCGATGTGGGACCAGCGACGGAGCGTCGTTGCTGCGATGACCGCCCCGAGCGTCTGCCTGATCCTCGGAGGGGAGCGATCCGGGAAGTCCCGCGGGATGAAAGACCTCATGTTCGCCCGGGCGCTCGGGTCGGAGGAGCCCGCTGTCCAGCGGTGGCTCTGGCTCAACCGCCTGCCGAAGGACCTGATTCAGCCCGGCCCGACCGAGGTCTACGTCGTCGCCCAGCGCTCGGGGGACTCCGTCCGGTACCACCGTTCCGACTTCGCGAAGATGGTCGGGGCGCTCCCGCACCGGTTCATCAACCGCGACACCAAGGGGGAGGCCAGTCTCCACATCCGCACCACGAGGGGGGACGTGGGCAAGGTGTGGTTCATGTCGGTCGACCAGGGCCCCGACGCGATGCAGGGCATCTCGCTCGGTGGAGCCTGGATTGACGAGGAACCGCTCGGCGAGAAGGGGCTGAAGGTCTACCGCCACCTGCGGGGCCGGGTCGCCGATCAGAACGCGGTGGTGGTCATCACGATGGTTCCGACCGAGGGCTACACGTGGGTCCACGATCGACTGTTGCGGGACCGGGAGGACGCCGCCGTGGTCCTGGAGCTGGACACGCTCGACAATCCCCACCTGCCCCGGGAGCGGTTCCTCCGGCACTTCGCCGGGATGGACGACGAGGAGGTGGCCCAGCGGCGGTTCGGGCGGTTCCGGTCTCGGAGCGGTTCTGTCTACTCGATGTGGGCCGACGGCGATGGGGACCGTTGGGGCCCGGGCCACATGTGCGACGACTTCCCGATCCCTGTGGAATGGCCGCGGTTCAGGGTCGCCGACTTCGGGCTGGTCAACCCGACGTGCGTGCTGTGGTCCGCCATCGGCGACGACGACACCCTCTACTTCTATGGCGAGTACTACCAGCCGAACGGCGAGAGCTACCCATGGCACGCGGAGCGGGTGCGCACCCTCGAGCAGGGCGGGACGGTGCGGATCTACCCTGCGTCCGGCCGTGAGTACGACGTGAGCCTCGGGGGCCCGCAGCGGATCGAGATGAGCTGGGGAGACCCCGCAGCCAAAGAGGCACGCGAGGCGTTCGGGTTCGCCGGACTCTCGATGGCGGGCGCGGACAACGACATCAAGGGCGGTATCGATCGGGTCAAGGACCGGCTCCGCCTCCAGGGCGACAACCGGCCCCGGCTGAAGGTGTTCCGGAGCTGCATCAACACCCTGCGCGAACTCCCGGCGCTGACGTGGGATCCGAACCGGAAAGACGAGATGCCGGTGAAGAAGGACGACCACGCAGCGGACGCGGTCCGGTACACGTGCTCCGGCATCGCGAACTGGAAAGTGCTCTGAAGCAACGCGGACAGCGTCTGTCGCGGTGCTGCTGGTATCGGTGGCGCCATGGTGGTTTGGCGCGCGCTCACCGGGTGGGTCCAGCGGCTGTTCGTCGTGCCGACGCTCTTGTTCGCGTCTGGTGGGGATGCCGTTTCGCCGGCGTACGCCGTCACCAATTCAATGTCGGCGATGGCGCAGTTCCCCTGGATCTGGACATGCATCCAGGCGGTGGCGACCGACATGGCCGGACTCCCGCTGGTCGCGGCTCGGCAGGACGCGGCGCTGGGCGGGAAGGGCAAACGATCCCGGACCATCGTCGACGATCCGGCGCTTGAGCTCCTGGAGCAACCGAACGCGGGATGCGATGGCTTCCTGTTCCGTAAGCAGCTGTGGGTCGACTACTTATGCTGCGGAAACGCCTACATTTGGCGGCCCGGCGGACCCGCGATCTACCGACTGCATCCCGGACGGACTCGTGTTCTCCCCGGTCCGTTCGGCGTCCCGGTCGGGTTCGAGTTCACGCACGAGAACGGCGAGCGGCAGATCCTGCCGCCGGACGAGGTCATCCACGTCCGCGACGTGTCCTGGTCCGATGACCCGTCGTCGGTCTACGGCGAGACCTGCGTTCGCTGCATCCACGACGACCTGAACATCGAGCTGGAGGCCAGACGAACGGCCGGCGCACAGGCCGCGAAAGGTCGTCCGGATGTGCTGTTCTCGATCAAGGGCATGACCGGGCTGGGCCCGGGAGCCACCGCCGAACTCCGGAACCGTTGGGAACAGGCCATCGCGGCGAAGCACGGCGCCTTCGTGGTTGGCGGCGAGGTGACTGCGACGCAGCTCGGTTGGTCGCCGGATGCGTTCCCGTTCACCGAGCGCAGCAACCAACTGCGGGACGTGACCCTGGCGTTGTTCGGCGTCCCCCCGACCCGGGCGGGGTTGTCGACCGCCAACTACGGCGGCTCCCGTCAGGAGATGCGGGTCTATTGGGAAAGCAACATGGGTCGCGCCCGCCCCTTCGAGCGGGCCTGGACGCGGCTAGCGAAGGCCGGCGTCCGCATCGAATACGACTACTCGTCGGTGGAGTCGCTCCAGGTGTCCTACACGGAGCGGCTGATGCGGGTCTCGACCTGGGTCGGGATGGGCGCGAGCGTCCGGCAGGCCGCCGACTACGAGGGGTTCGACGAGGCCCCGGTGCCTGACGCCGCGATGGTGGACACGTTCCACTCGCCCCGGCCGATCGACCGGCAGCCCGAGGAGCCGCAGGACGACCGGGAAAAGGCGCTCGAGGGCCGACTCCGGTCGGCGCTCGACCAGCACCTCCGCGCATCGCAGGCGACGTACGCCGAGCTCGGGGACGAGGTCGACGCCAGGCTGTTCGTACGGTGGCAAACCGAGCGGCTCTACCACGCGTTCGACCAGGCGGGTCTCGAGCGGCCGTCGGCTCGCTGGTGGGCCGAGGAGATCTGCGGCATCACCGACGAGGGCCTGCGCATGGGTGTCGTCGACACGTTCACCACAGAGCGCGCGGCCCGGCTCGCCGCCGACATCTGTGCGCGGAGGGCCGCATGAAGCGCACCACGACCAAGAGCATCACGAGGGGCCTCGAGCCTATGGAGCGGGAGGTCCGCTGGGCCTGGGACCTGGTCGAGCGCGGGAAGGACGACAGCGGGTCGGTCCTGATCGAGTCCCGCGCCGAGAAGGGCAACACCGACGGCACCACGCTGTTTGTCGCGTCCACCGACTCGCCGGATCGGGCGATGGACGTGGTGAAGCAGAACTGGCGGCTGGCGGAGTTCCGGTCCAACCCGGTCATCCTCGACAACCACAACCCGCTCCGGGTCGTCGGGCACGCCGTCGAGGCGATCGTCCCGAAGGCTGGCGACGACGCTGGCAAGCTGATGATCCGGGTCAAGTGGGACACGGACAATCCGAACCCCGAGGTCCGGGGCGTCGGACACCAGCACCTGGCCGGGATCCGCCGCGCGGGCTCGGTCGGCTTCCGGTCCGAGAAGAAGACCCGCCGGGACAAGCTCCCCGCTGACCACGAGTTCTACCAGGCGCCCATCGAGATCGAAACGTTCTGGGGCCGCGAGAAGTACGCCGGCACGCTCTTCGAATCCCCGGTCCTCCTCGAGTTCAGCAGCGCCACGATCCCCATGAACGCGCAGGCGCTGCAGAGGTCGTTCGAGCTCTTCCGCCGTGAGGACGATCCGGAGGCAGAAGCTCCGGCCGACGACACCGACTCCGACGTCGACCCGTGGGCCTGGCTGGCAGACGACGAGCAGCTGGACCGGGTCGCGCAGGCGCTGCTCCCGGCGTTCGTTCGGGCCCTGTTTCCCAAGCCGGAGAAGGATGCGCCGGCCGATGAGCCGGTGGCCGAGATGGCGATGCGGATGGTTCGCCCCACCGTCCTCGACATCCTCCGAACCGACCCGGCTCGCCGGATCGTCCAGGCCTACGCGCAAGCCGGCCCACCACCAGTCGACCTGTTCACCCGGGTCGCCCAGCTTCTGGAGCAGTCATGAACGGAGTCGAGGAGAAGGCCCAGGAACTGGCGAAGACGATCGCCGACCTCCGCAAGGCCCGGGACGAACAGGGCGGTCAGCTCGCCGACATCGGCGGGGCGATCGGTACGCTCAAGACCGCGATGCTCGCCATCCAGCAGGCCCAGGACGCCCAGATGCGGGCCTCGGTCGATCGGGCGGCGAGCGCTGGAACCGAGCGGGACCTGGATGTGTACTTCTCGCGCTCCGCTCCCCCTGCGCAGGACCGGGACAACTACCGGGTGAGCCCGGACGGCGCGCTCCGCCTCCGCGGCCACACGGTCGACCACCTCGGGCCCGACGGCTCCGTCTGCAAGGTCTGGGTCCCGGGCCTCATCGACGACCCGAAGCCGCGAACCACGGCGCAGCTCGCGCTCCAGCGAGCAGTCACCCGCCGGAGCGTCGCGCGGGCCTCGATGGTGCGTCGGAAGTTCACGCCGCAGCTGGACTCGGACGTGATGGAGGCGGCCCGCGCGATGGGACCGCAGGTGGAGAAGATCCTCGCGGACTCCTCCGGCATTGGGGCCAGCTGGGCACCGGACGTGACCATCCCGGAGATCGAGCGGGAGGTGATGATCCCGACGGGCTTGGTTGGCCTGTTCAAGCGCCGGATCATCAATGGCTCATCGATCACCATCCCGCGGATCGCCGGAAGGGTCAGGTTTTACATCCATCGCGTCCCGACCTCGAATGACCCCGCAGCCGACCCGCTTTCCAACCTGACGGACGCATCGGTCACGATCGAGACCTACAGCGCGGCCGGGGGCGTGCAGTTCGATCGGGACTGGGAGGAGGACTCGATCATCGCGGTTCTGCCGGAGATCCAGCGCGCCATCGTCGACGGCTGGCGGTGGTGCGAAGACGACACCGCGATGAACTCCGACAGCGCGGCGACGCACCAGGACGCCATCGCGTCGTGGGACCCGCGGGGAATGCTCGGCGGGACTGCGGGCCTTGGGACCACCATCGACCACCGGCGGCGCGGTCTCGGGCTCCGAGCTCGGGCGAAGGATGCGGAGGCCGTCACCACCTACGGTGCGACCGATCAGGGCGCGGCCGCCACCTGGGCAGGGTTCCGGGCCGCAGCGGGGAACCTCGGCGTCCCGAACATGATGAACGGAATGGGGACCTCGAACGTCGTCGCCATCACCTCCTGGGAGTACTTCTGGGCGAAGATGTTGGACTTCGCCGAGTTCGCCTCGTGGGAGAAGGTCGGCGCGCTGGCCTCCATCCTCTCCGGGCAGATCGGTGACGTGGGCGGGACGCCGGGCGGCATCCTGCCGGGTCAGGTCGGGTTCCTCTCGGGGATGGTGCCGCTGATCATCAGCGGGACGATGACGGCGGATTTGGCGGCAACGGGCTTGTTCACCGGGAGCGGGACGACCACCGGCCTGATCACCGTCGACCGCTCGCGCTTCGAATACGTGATCAGGAAGAATTTGGTGATGGAGCAGGAAGTGGACATCCGCAACAACACCACGACGGTGGTGGCGCGGGGCCGGTCCGCGTTCCGGTCGCTCGATGCTGTGCCGGGCGCTGCCGACGGCGTTCGTGACGTGCACTACTCGTACAACCTGCCCATCGCCTGATTCGAGCGTTCGTCCTCGGCCCGCTCACGTGATGGTGGCGGGCCCGAGGTGGCAAAGGGCCACGTGCCCAGGAGGCCCGGATGGCAGTCCACAACGAGCACGCGCAGTTCGAGATTGCGACCGACACTGCGGCAGAGACGGCGAACACCGACCGCAACTATCAGAATTCATTCCTCCTGCCGGGCAAGTGGCAGATCACCAAGGTCGTCTGGCTCCCGGACGATGCCGTAACGGCGGACGGCACGAACTACGCCGTTCTGACACTGACAAACGAGACCCAGGCCCAGACCATCGCGAGCCGTTCGTACGCAGCGACGAACAGCGTCGCGGGCGCGCCAGAGGTGCTCACCACTCCGGCGGGCGCGGCATCCGTGGTCTCGGAGAACGACGTGCTGCGACTCGCCAAAACCACGCCGGGAACCGGCGTAGCAGTTCGAGGCCGGATGGTTCTGGCGCTCGAGCGGAGGCCGCTGTGAACCCTGATGACGACGTGAAGAAGCCCGAACCGAAGAAGATGCTGCTGCTGCGCCCCGGCAAGGAGTTCGAAAGCTACTCCTCCGCGGCCACTGGTCGGGGGTGGAGGCCGGGCGAGGTCCGCGAGGTCCCCGAGAGCGTCGCAACCTACCTGATGTCCACGTTCCCGGAGAGCTTCGTGGAGCATGGCGGATCCGCGGCGGGATCCGCGGGCAGGCCCATGCCGTCGAAGGCCGACGTGCTCGGCAAGATCGACAAGGCCGACCACAAGGAATCGACCCGCAAGCCCTCGAAGGGGTGAGGTGAGCTCTGGCGCTGATCACCGCCGCAGCCTTCCGCATCCGGTTCCCGCAGCTGACGGGGACCGGCGAGGACACACGAATCCTCGCAGCCGTGGCGGACGCCAACGCGCTGATGGCCGAGTTCTGCGGCTGGCCGGTGAGCGACGCGGGCACCTACACGATGGAGTCCGCGACTTACACGGCGCACCTGCGGCCTCGCCCGGGTGAGCGTCGGGTCCTCGACATCCCGCACGGGCTCATCACGGCGATCACCAGCGCCCACATGGATCCGAGCTGGAACGTATCGATCGCGTCGGCGTACGGAGCGGCGGCGGAGGTGGCCGCCGGGTACCGGGTCCTCGACGCTCGAGCTCGGGAGCTCTGGCTCGGATCGACGGCGACCCCGTACAGCATCTGGCGGACGGACGCCCGAGCGAATCGGGTGATCTACGTCGGCGGGTTCGCGGCCGACGCGCCGGAGATCTTGCCCATCGCGGCTGACGCCGTTCGGCATCTCCTCGAGCGACCGCGCGTCGGATCCGCCGTGGCGATCTCCCAGGGCGGGCAGTCGGTCACCCGCTCGGACAGCGACGCGCTCCTCCCCGCCTCCGTGCGGAACGCCCTGGCCCCCTGGGTCGTCTGGAGCTCCCGTGTCGGATGAGCTTGAGCCCTGGACGACTCGGTTCGCCGGGAACCTCCACCGCATGGCCGGACGGGTGCCCGACGAGCTCGAGCGGGAGGCCGAGCGGGCTGCAGCCACCGTGCGCGAGTTCGCCCCGCGGCGGTCGGGCGCGCTGCGACGCTCCATCAAGCGCCTCGGGAAGACGGTGCACTCCGACCTGCCCTACGCCCAGCTTCAGAGCGAGGGCGGGGTGGTTCGCCCGGTTCGGCGGCAGTTCCTCACGATTCCCGTTCGACGTGGCTTCGCCCCCGGACCGGGCTTCGTCACCGTCCGAAGCTCGGGCGGCGGTCTGGTCTTCCGCTCCGGCACCCGCCAGTTGTGGGCCGTCCGTCGCCGGGAGGTCCGGATCCGCGGTTCCCGGTACCTCCTGCGAGCGCTCGAGGCGCACATGCAGAAGGCCGACGTGCGGGTCGCCAAGCGGCTGGTCGAGGAGGTGACCCGGTGAGAATCATCACGATCTCCCTCCATCCGCACGGCTCCATCCAGCTCCGGTCGCCGACGTACGACCTGCGGCTCAACGACGAGGGGCGGGTCGTGTTGGTCGTCGGTAAGACCGAGCACGAGACCAACTTCACCGACGTCGAGCGGCTCCGGACCGCGATCGAGGGCAAGCGTGCCCCTCCCGACAAGGAGGGCTGATGGCCGCTCACGCCTGCGCCGTCCTGGACGACCTCCTCTCCGCCTTGCGTGCGAACCATGCCGGGTACGACCTCCGCACGACCTTGAGCACCCCGCGGGTCGTTGTGGGCGACGGCGGCAGCCCGCCGGTCGGCCCGCCGTATGTGATCATCGCTCCGCCGCGGCCCAAGTCGCTGATCGACCGGGGCGCGCCGCTGACCGAGTACCACGTCAGCGGTGAGTTCGAGTGGGGCGCCTTCGCTGGGGCCGCGGCTGAGACGACCGAGTCCCGCGCTCGGGCAGCGCTCGACATCGCGAACGACCTGGCCACAGCGCTCCAGAACGCCCATCACAGCGCCGTTTACTCGACGCTGTACGCGTTGACCATCCTCGAGGTCGAGGTCCTGGACATCCTCTCGGACGGGCCAGACCTCCCGGCGGGGTTGGGCATCGCGTACGGAATCATCCGGTACGAAACGCACCGCTCCAGGGGGATCTGATGGCCTGGTACGCGGCCGGAGGGCTCTGGCGGAGGCGGGTAGCGATCAGCGTCGACATCGCCGCGGCCACGCCAGTGGACGTGAACGTCACCGTGCCGAAGGAGTTCGACGCGTTCTGGGCCTCCCTGGTCGCCCTGTCCGACACCACTGGTGCCAACCTCCGGGTCGTCTGGTACGACGGCCGGACCGTCCTGGACTACGCGCTGGACGACGGCGCCGGCGGCGCGGTCAGCGTTGCGAACAAGCTGATGCGCATCCAGATCGACGGGATGACCGTCCCAGCCGCGACGGCCATGTTGTGCATCTGGCTGTACTTCGACCCGATCAGTGCGCAGTCGACCGCGGCGACGGCGGTCGCGATCGCGAGCCCCAGGACCGGGTACATCGAGCTGGGGGCCCCAGACCGGCACCAGTTCACCCACCGCCCCCCGCCCCCTCG